TGTTTTACGCGGCAATGGGTAAACGGAAGGAAAATTAAATGACAGTCTCCACCAGCTCGAACCGCGCCGACCATACCGGCAACGGCAGCGCCAGCACCTTTAGCTTCACCTTCAGGATCTTTGCGAACACGGATCTGCTGGTCACCAAAGCCGACGCTGATGGCGTCGAGACAGTGCTCACGCTGACGACCGATTACACGGTGTCTGGCGCCGGGTCCTACAACGGCGGCAGCATCACGCTGGTAGCAGGCGCGCTGCCCAACGGCCACACGCTGACCATCCTGCGCGAGCTCGACATCACGCAAGAGACTGACCTGCGCAACCAGGGCAGCTTCTTTGCCGAGACGCACGAGGATGTGTTTGACCGGCACACCATGGTCATGCAGCAGCTGCAAGAGCAGATTGATCGCTCGGCCAAGCTGCCGGTGACAAGCTCAGAAGATACTGAAGCGCTGATCGCAGACATCGTCTTGCTGGCCGACAACATCAACGAGCTCGACACAATTGTCGCAAACCTTGCCGACATCACGACAGTGGCTGATGATCTAAATGAGCCCACCAGCGAGATCGAGACAGTCGCGGGTTCGATCGCTAATGTCAACACGGTCGGCACCAACATTGCCGCGGTGCAGACAGTCGCGTCTAACATCGTCGATATTCAGAATGCTGAAGAGAATGCCGACGTTGCGGCTGCATCTGCTGCACTGGCAAACGACTGGGCAACGAAGACATCGAGCGCGGTGGCAGGCGGGGAATTCTCTGCCAAGTACCATGCACAGGCTGCGGCTACATCAGCGAGCAATGCTTCGACATCTGCCAGTAACGCAGCATCAGCACAGACAGCAGCAGAGGCAGCACGAGATCAGACGCTGGCATCCTTCGATTCGTTCGATGACCGCTATCTTGGCGCTAAGTCTTCTGACCCATCCGTAGATAATGACGGCAATGCACTAGTAGCTGGTGCGCTGTACTTCAACAGCACTAGCGGCGTGATGAAGGTCTACACCGGCAGCACATGGGTAGCAGCCTATGTCTCTGGCACAGACTTCCTAGCCAAGGCAAGCAACTTGTCTGACCTGCAAAGCGCATCCACTGCTAGAACAAACCTTGGTGGTACGACAGTCGGTATCGGCGTGTTCACTGCGGCGACAGTAGCAGCAGCACAGCAAGCAATGGACGTTGAGGTAGGCGTAGATGTACAGGCGTATGACGTTGACACAGCTAAGACGGATGTAGTGCAGACGTACACCAAGGCACAGCGTGGCACACCTGTATCGCTGACAAGCACAAGCGCATCCATTGCGGTTGATGCCAGCTTGGGTAACAACTTCACGCATACGTTTACTGAGAACACGACGCTGGCTAATCCTACTAACTTGGTAGCAGGTCAGTCTGGTGTGATCGTATTTACCCAACACGCAAGCTCACCAAAGACATTGGCTTATGGCAGCTATTGGAAGTTCGCTAATGGTACGGCACCATCCGTCACAGCGAGTAACAGTGCGGTGGATGTACTAGCTTACTATGTGGAAAGTTCTACCAGAATCACAGCACGTTTGATAGGTGACGTAAAGTGAGCGTCATTCAGAACTTCCTGTTGGCGACCCCCGAGGGCTACCAGATCAGCCGCAGCGTTCGTCTGCGGTCGAGTGCGTCTGCTTATTTGAACAGGACGCTGACAACACCTACTAGCGGTTCAATCTGGACTTATTCGGTATGGGTAAAACGTGGTTCGCTTAATAGCAACCAGCAGTTGTTGTCTGCTGGCGCGGCTGTGTCTGACCAGATTTATTTTCAAGGCGGCGGTACAGATAAGTTGATTGTGTACCTTGGAGCTTCACAAACAACGACACAAGTATTCCGCGATCCGTCGGCGTGGTACCACTTCGTATTTGCGGTCGATACGACGCAAGCGACAGCATCAAACCGTCTAAAGATTTATCTGAATGGTACGCAGATCACTGCGTTTGACGTTACCGGCTATCCGACTCAGAACTCCACAACTAAGATAAACAGTGCTGTCGCTCATTACATTGGTCGCTACGCTGCATCTGCTTCTGATTATGTTGATGGCTACCTAACCGAAGTCAACTTCATCGATGGTCGCACACCGGACACAACCACAAGAGTCGTCAATGGCGTAACGCAAACTATCCTGACGGAGCTTGGTGAGTTCAACCCAGTTACTGATGTATGGCAACCAAAGAAGTACACAGGCACATACGGCACAAACGGCTTCTACCTGAACTTCTCCGACAACAGTGCGGCTACTGCTGCGGCTATCGGCAAGGACAGCTCAGGCAACGGCAACAACTGGACACCGAACAACATCACGCTTAGTCCAACTACTAGTGTGTCTTACGACTCCATGCTGGATGTGCCGACGCAGTGGGCTGATGGCGGCAATGGGCGGGGGAATTATGCGGTAGCTAATCCGTTGGATAGAAATTCATCGGGTACGGTGGCAGATGGAAATTTGAAATGGTCTGCTGGTGCGGCGCAGGTTTGTGTTAGAGGAACATTTGCAATCCCTTCGTCAGGCAAATGGTATATGGAATGCGTTGTCGGTTCTGCTTCAAGTTCTGTAGTCGGCGTTTCTTTTGGGCTTGCTACTGCTAACGTAGATCTATCGTCATCGTCGGGTGCAACTGGGTTGTACCAATTATACGCATCAGCAAATCGGCAAATAAATCTTAATAACTCAACTACTGGTTCGGTTTCTGGTGGGTTTTCTGCCAATGATGTTTTGCAGATTGCTGTTGATGTTGACAATAGCAAGATGTGGTTGGGTGTGAATAACACTTGGTATAACTCAACATACACAGCAAACGGTGACCCTGCTACTGGCGCAAACGCGACATCAACAACATCAATGGTTGGTCTGTTCCCATTTTCTAATGTGTACAGCAACAGCGTAAATTGGAACTTCGGCCAGCGCCCCTTCACCTACACACCACCAACAGGCTTCAAAGCACTGAACACGCTGAACCTGCCAACGCCGACCATCCTGAAGGGCAATCAGTATTTTGATGCGACGACCTATACGGGTAATGGCTCGACACAAAGCATCGTTAATGCTGGCGGCTTTCAGCCTGATCTTGTGTGGACAAAGATGCGCGGTCTATCTGCCGGCCACAATCTTGTCGATGCAGTTCGTGGCGCAACGAAGGCTCTGTACTCCAATCTTACAAATGCAGAAACCACAGATACGAATGGAGTCACCGCATTCAATGCAAACGGTTTTGCGCTAGGTTCTGCAAGTGGCTATAACAACAACGGCGTGGCTGCTGTCGGCTGGCAGTGGAAAGAAGGCGCAACGCAGGGCTTCGACATTGTGACGTATACCGGCACTGGTGCGAACAGGACGGTGGCGCACTCGCTGGGTGTTGCGCCGAGCATGATGATTTTTAAGCCTCGCAATGCAGCAGACAACTGGCCTGTGTGGCACAAGTCATTTGCTGTAAACGAGTATGTCTATTTAAATTTGACTAACGCAAAAGCATCGCTGTCCACGTTTATGAACAGCACTTTGCCTAACTCGTCTGATATTACGCTTGGCACTTGGGCAAACACAAATGCAAACACGCAGACGATGGTCTGCTATGCCTTCTCCGAAGTCGCAGGCTTTAGTAAGTTCGGCAGCTACACGGGTAACGGGTCAGCGGATGGGCCTATGATTTTTACAGGATTCTTGCCACGGTGGGTGCTGATTAAGTGTTCTTCTGCGGCTGGCACAGGGTGGTATGTCTATGACACAGTGCGAAACACATACAACGTCATGGATTTGTATTTGCGTCCAGATGTAAGTGACGCAGAAACAACGTTTACTGCTATCGACTGTCTTTCAAACGGATTCAAACTGCGAACCAGCAACTCACAATTTAACGGGTCTGGATCAACATATGTGTACGCTGCGTTTGCTTCCAGTCCATTCAAGAACAGCTTGGCTCGATGACATGGGTAAGTTAATTGACATGATTGGCAGACGCTTCACACGGCTTACCGTCATCGCTCGCGTCGAGAACTCTGGCACTCGCGCTGCATGGCGGTGTGCTTGCGACTGCGGAAACTTTATCGTTGTCGATGGCAAGAAACTACGCACAGAACACACTCGCTCATGCGGATGTTACCGATCAGAAGTGACAGCGCCAAAGCAAGGACGAGAAAATTTAAAGCATGGGCAATCACGAACTAAAGGGTATGCAAGGTTTCAAAGTAGGCTGCGTGAAATTGCTGAAATAAGGCAGAGACCAAAATGGGCAGACATGAATAAGATTCGTGAAATTTATGTCAATCGTCCTGAAGGTTATCACGTTGACCATATTGTTCCTTTGCGTGGCAAATATGTTTGTGGGTTTCATGTAGAGAACAACCTTCAATATTTGCCAGCAAAAGAGAACATGAGAAAACACAACACTTACGAGGTGCAATAATGTTTCTACTCAACGGAGTCCCCTTGCCTTTGGACACCCCATTTAAAACGGAGGATGGCACATCCTTCCCGGCCAACTGGCTGCGGCTTACCACGATCCACGAGAAGAATGCCATCGGTATCACTGAGGTGCCTGACCCGGAGCCTGTTGTCATCGCTCCTGCTGAACCAGATACAGAGCCAGAGGTGCCAAGTGAATGATTGGCTGACTAATCTCGGTGTAGGTATCGCTGCTGCTGGCGCTGGTGCTTACGGTATGTACCAAAAGATCATGGCTGACAGCCGCAGCAACAAGGCCGCTGATGTTACTGACGCTGCATGGCAGCAGGTCATAACTACTCTGCGTGAGGAAGTCACACGCCTGTCAGAGAGATTGGCTAATGTTGAGGAGCAGAACCGTAAGTGCGAGGAAGCGAACGATGCCTTGCGCGACGAGATCATTGCAATGAAAAAGCAGTTGCACCTGTTCTAATATGTGGACCCACTAACCCTACTTGCTGCTGCCAATGCTGCTGTTGCTGCCGTCAAGAAAGGATGCCAGTTATACAAGGACATCAAGGGCGCAGCGGGTGAGGTTAAGGATGTACTGGATGACCTGAAGTCGCAGTTCGGGAAGATACCGAATCCGAGTAACGCGCAAAAGATTCAGTACAACGAGGAGGTTGCAAGGGTACAAGAGATTGCCAAGGCTGATCCGAACGATGTGTTCTTGCGGATCGGTAATGACCTTGGTGGATTGATGGATGCTTACGATGCTATTGGCAAAGCATTCATTCAGCAGGAAGCAGAAGCAAAAGAGGTTTACACAGGTAGCGATTCAATAGGTAAACGTGCGCTGAACCGGGTAATCATCAGGGCAAGGCTGGATGCCATGATCGTTGAGCTGCGTGAGACGATGGTCTACAAAGCGCCGCCTGAGTTGGGTGACTTGTGGACGAAGTACGAGAAGATGTGGAAGCAGATCATTGTCGAGCAGGACGAGGCACACAAGCGTGAGACATCACGTTTGCAGCAGGAAAGATTGAACAGACGTAGGTTACTGAGGAAGCGGAAGGAATATGCAACATGGTTTGGCGCAATCCTTTTCGTCGTAGTGTGGCTCCTCGCCGTGCTTCTTCTAATTCGGGAGAGTCAGACGTATCGTTCGCTCTCGTACTATGTGTATTAGTTATGGCTTTGACGTTTGTTATTGTCATACCGCTGCTAGGCATCATGTACATGGACATGAACAATGCTATGAATGCGGCGGTCTATGAGGCCAGAAAACTGCGCGAGCTGCGCAAGCAGATTATCAACGAGCGAATGAGAGGTGAGTAATGTTGACCGAGCAACAACTGCGGCAGATGCTGCCCAAGAATCCCTACGTTGCCAACTGGCACAGCGCACTAAGCAAGCTGTTCCCTGACTACGACATCAACACACCCAAGCGTGTCGCGGCCTTCGTGGCGCAGTGCGCGCACGAGAGCGGCGGGTTCATGGTGCTCAAAGAGAACCTCAACTACAAGCCCGCGACGCTGCGCCGGATCTTCAACAAGTACTTCCAAAGTGATGCGATTGCCGCAGAGTATTGTTCTAGGCTCAACAAGCAGATGCACATTGCCAACCGTGCCTATGCCAATCGCATGGGCAATGGCGATGAGGCCAGCGGAGATGGCTGGCGCTTTTGTGGTCGCGGCCTGATCCAGCTCACCGGCCGCACCAACTACCAGGCCTTTGCCGATTCGCTGGAGATGGACATCAACGACGTGCCCGAGTACCTGGCGACCTTTGAGGGTGCCGCGCAGTCGGCCTGCTGGTACTGGGAAACCAACAACCTGAACCGCTACGCCGATGCCGGCGACATCAAGGGTCTGACCAAAGCGATCAACGGCGGCTACATCGGGCTCGAAGATCGGCAGAAGCACTACGAGCACGCACTGCATGTGATGGGGGCGCACTGATGCGCGCGCTTTTGATCGTGCTGCTGCTGGCCGGGTGTGAGCAGTACTACCGCTACCCGTGCCAAGACCCGGCCAACTGGGAAACCGCGCGCTGCCAGAAGCCCGTGTGCGAAGTCAATCAGGAATGCCCGGAGCATGTGTTCAACGGGCAGAAGAACATGGAACCCGAAGTCAAGAAGGAGGGCAAGAATGAGTGTGCTAGATAAAGTGGCTGCAAGTTTTTTTGATCCGAACTGTCGGTACAGCACGGATGAGCTGATGGCGCGCCTGAAGTTCATCATCGGCATCTGCCTGACGCTGACCTTGATGGGCATCATCTTCACGATTCTCTACAGCGTCATCTTTGTGACGCAGCCCTTGAAGGCGATCAGTCCGATTGATCAGAAGTTTTTCGAGGTGATCATTCCGGTGGCATCGTTTCTGTGCGGGATCTTGTCCGGGATCATGTTGAACGGTACCGACCAGGGCCAAATGGATGCCATGAAAACCACCATGGCAGGGTTTAAGGACCAGTCTGCTCAAGCGGCCAAGCCGGCGGCCATTGCGCCCGAGCAGCCGGTCGCGCCTGCGCCCGTGGCCACGCGCGCGACGCCGCCCGCACCGGTGTTCACCGGCGAGCCCGTCGCCCAGCTCGCACCTACTACAGGATATGCCGGCAAGCCGGCACCACCCCCCGCCCACGAACCGGAGATCTGACCATGAAGAAACTATTTGTCATGCTGTGCCTGTTGCCTGGACTTGCCTTTGCCGGCGGCGAGATCAAGAAGGTGTGCCACATGGAGCGTAACAAGCAGGGCAAGGAAGTTCCTGTTTGTAAGACCATCAAAGTCCATAAGAAATTGGAAGGCAAGAAAGTACCGGGGCAGAAATGAACCCGTGGCTGATCCTTGGTTTTGTGCTGGCGGTTGCTGCTGCTGGTGGTGCTGGCCTATACCAAGGGCATGAGATGGGCGTGGCTGAAGTCCAGCAGAAGTGGGACAAGGAGAGGGCAGCACAGGAGGCTGAGTATGCTGCGGCACAGGCTGCTGCCCGTCAGAAAGAACAATCCTTGCAGTCTCGTGCTGACCATCTAAGACAGGAGAAGGATCGTGAGATCAGGAATCTTAATGCTCGTGCTACCGCTTTGTCTAACAGCTTGCGGGAGCGTCCGAACCGCCCCACCACCGAAGCCAGTGCCGTGTCCAGTACCGCCGAGGTTAGACCCGCTGCCACCGGATGTACTGGAGAAAAACTTTACCGCCCGGATGGAGAGTTTCTTGCAAGGGAAGCTGCCCGAGGAGACGAAACCCGAGCCCTCCTCAAGCAGTGCCGCGACCAATACGACACCGTGATCAAGATGATGATGGATAGCAACTGACGGCAACGCCTGCCTTGGCGCGGACCCCTCCATCCGCCAACTTAGCCTTGCGCAGGTTTCACCCCGGCCTGAGTGCCGGGGTCTTTTTTGGGGAACAAACCCTGTTTTGGGGAACAGAGCGCTACTTGAAAAAGTAGCCTAAGTCATTGAATTTATTGGCTCCCCGACCTGGACTCGAACCAGGGACCTGCGGATTAACAGTCCACCGGCAATGTCATTAAAATCAAACACTTAACCCTATTTTTGTTCCCCAAAACCACCGTAAAAAAAGTGATTTTCTCGGGGCTACGCAAATTTTTGGGGAACAAAAATTAGCGAGTCGGCTTGACCAGTTTACCCTTTCTGTTGCGTACATAATGGGCAGTCATGCCGGAACTCTTGTGACCTAAAAGATTCTGCGCGGCTTCCATTCCGATCTGCTCTTCCGTTTCGGTGGCTGCCTTGGCGCGCAGGTCGCGGAACTGGAAGCTGTTCAACTCCACCCCAGCAGCCCGCCTGGCGGCCTCAAAGCGATTGTCTAGGGCCGAGGCACTCAGAGCCAGGCCGCGTTCGTTGACGACCAGCGCAAGCGATCTGATGCCTGGCGTGGCGGCCTTGCGTGCCTTGATCCGTTCGATCACCTCGGCCAGCCTGCCGGTGATTTCGATTCGCACTCTCGCGCTGGTCTTGCCCTGGTGTACCCAGAGCGCCCCCTCGCGGATGTCGGTTTCCTTAAAGCGCAGGCTGTCGCCGGGTCGCTGACCGGCCAGCCAGGCCAAGTCCATTGCGTCGCGGGTAGGCTGGTCTGCCTTTTCATAGACGCGATAGAACAGCTCGTCGTCGACGTACACATCTCGGCCAGCGCCACGGTTGCGCTTGATGCCTGATGCCGGGTTGGGTAGTTTGGTGTAGCCCTTCTCTTTGGCGTTTGCCCAGATAGCAGAGAAGCAGCCAAGCTCTTGCGTAGAGTGTGTGCTTTTGCGCCAATCACGATAGAGCGCAATGTGATGCGGCTCGATCTCATCGACCGGCGCAGGCGGGTTGTCGAAGTATTCGTACAGCTTGGCGACATCGCGCAAGTAATCTTTCTGCGTGCGCGGCGCTTTGGCTTTGTACGATTCGGACTGAAAATACTTCTCGGCAATAAAGCGAAAGGTGATCTTCGGAACCAGCGCTTTGGCATTGCCACTCTCAAGCTCTGCCCATTTGGCGACTGCAGCAACGTAGTCCTTACCCAGCGGCAACTCTTTTGTGCCGTTGAAGTAATAGAAGTACGTCCCGCTGGAGCGCTTGCGCGCCTTCATGTGCAGCGGGAGGTTCAGGTTAGTTGTGCGCTTACGACCCAAGGACTCTAGGACTCCACGGTTTGACGTTGTCATGTTTGGCAACTCCCATTTCTATCGTTGCTTTTGCAACAATGGGTTCGCCTATTGCGTTAATGTAGAACGCAATCCCCATCTTGCGCAACTGCACAATCTGGCCAGCCTTGCGTGCCACGCCAGTCAATTGGCGCAGCTCGTCTTTTGTCAGAAACATTTGACCCGACGTTGGCCGCCCAGCAAGCTAGGCACATCGTCCCAAATGGTTTTGCGCCAGCGCGCTTGCAGCTCTGCTCCGGTGTAAGTTCCAGTCTTAATGAACGTGCGGGGTGTGGCGACCTGGCCTTGCCACTGCTTGCGCGCTACTCGCTCGGCATTTTTGCGCAGCTCTTCTTCTGTAGAGTTGTTCAAAAAATGTCTGCTCATTGTTGTCTCCTTTAAAAAATCTGCAAAATTGCAAGCCATGGGTTTACTGGCTTGCCTCGCCTAGCGCTCATGCGCCGGCGCAAAACCTCGCGGTACTTTTCCCGGTAGCGTTCATTGGCCTGCTTGTGGGCATCGACCTGTGGCGGCTTACGGTCCGGGCCATTGCCCTGCGCGTAGATCGCAGCCCAATCTCCGCGAACTCCCAAATTGCGGTGCCATCCACTGATGTGAATTAAGCGCAGCTTGTGCATCAAGCGGATTGCGCTGCGCACGGTGCGCACGCTTTTGCCCAGGTGCTCGGCGATTGCTGCCGCATGCAATGGCCCTTGCTCTTCTAGCAGCGCCAGAATGGCGTTGCGGGTAACGGGTGGGGACGGCATCACGTGAGCAACCAGCGCAGGATCTTGCGTGGCGTCGGCCATCCCATCGGGTTGAGTGGCCCTAGTGCCTGCGGTAGCAGACTGCGCTGCAGCGTTTCGGTATCCCAATACGTTTCTGCTTTTGGGCGTGGCACGTAATGCACGCCAATTTTGACTTTGCCAGTGTCGATAAAGCGCAGCGGTTTGTTTGCATCGTTGACTGCAGGTTGATTCATGATCACTCCTCGTAAAGCGTGCCGTGAATGGTGAATAAGACGCCACACACGCCACCTATAAAAGACAGCGCACATAAGCCCACCAGCGCGATTTGCCCGGACGGCACCTGCCAGTCCATGGTCCACGCCAGCACGGCCGTGATTGCCAGCCATACATAAAACGTCAGCTTGATCAGCGTTCGCATAATAGCTCGGTATTGTAATTAGGCCATCAGGTTGACATAACCGCATCATCCGGCGCAAACATATGCCGTTTGATCTCTGGGTACTTGCTGGCAAATGACACCAGCAGGCGGGCGGGCTTGCGCAGATAGGCTGCCTCAAGCACTGCCTGGTCAACGGTACTTGGCGCTTGCTCAAAAGGATTCTCTGAGCGCTGACCCCACCAGGCGATTGCCTTCGTGCGCGCATAGCCGGTGTGCTCGATGCACACGTATTCGGTGACGGTGCGCAGGCCGCACTGGTAATCCACGCGCAGGGTCGGCACGCCTGACTTGCCTATGTGCCGGCCGTAATAGACGCGCATCACGTCGAGCTCAGTGGGCGCTACCTGGGCAGCCAGCATGACGCCGACGTGCGCTTCCTTTTCGTTTGTGCGCGGGGCGATCTCGAACTCATGGCCGCACTCGCACACGTGCAGGCTGATGGCCACCAGGCGGTGGCACTCCGGGCATTCCTTGACCGGCGCTTCCTGGGCCTCGACCTTCTTGCCTTTGCGTGGCGGCTCGACCGCATCGATGAATCCGTGCCGGCGCACGTTGCCGCCAAAGTCGAGCACCAGGCAGTTGGTCTTGCTCTCGTGCAGGCGCAGGCCGCGGCCGACCATCTGCACGTACAAGCCTGGCGACATGGTCGGGCGCAGCATGACGACCGCGTCGGTCGCCGGGTGATCAAAGCCCGTGGTCAGTATGTTGCAGTTAACCAGGGCGCGCAGGCGGCCGGCCTTGAAGTCGCCGATGATCTGGTCGCGCTCGTCGTTGGGCGTCTCGCCGGAGACGTAGGCTGCCGGGATACCGCGCACCTTGAGCGCTGCACTTATTGCACTTGCGTGCTGCACGGTGACGCAGAAGATCAGCCAGGCATTGCGATTAGCGCAGCGCTCGATGATCAGGTCGGCGTGGTGCTGGACTAGTTCCATGGCCGCCATGCGCTCGCCGAGCTGGCCGAGATTAAATTCGCCGCCAACCATGCGCACGCCGGACAGATCCACATTGGCACCGTGCTGCGCGGTCAGCGGGCACAGGTAGCCTGCTGTGATTAGGTCAGCGACGTTCGCCTCATAGCTGATGCCGTCAAACATGGCGCCTTCGCCCTGGTGCAGCACGCCCGAATCCAGCCGGTAGGGCGTGGCTGTTAGGCCGATTAGCTTCACGTCGGGGTTTGCCTGGGCGGATTTCTCCAGCAGCTTGCGGTACATGCCGGTGCTCGCGTGCGGGATCAGGTGCGCTTCGTCGACGATGATCAGATCGAACCGGCCATAGAAGGATTCGCGCTTGTAGATCGACTGGATGCTGGCGACCGTGATCGGTTTGAATTGGCGCAGGCCCAGGCCGGCAGAGTAGATGCCGACGCTTGCGTGCGGCCACACCCGGCGGATCGCAGCGGCGTCCTGCTCGACCAGTTCCTTGACGTGCGTGACGACCAGGATGCGCGTGTCAGGGTAGGACGTGATCGCCTGGCGGATAAACTCGGCCAGCACAAAACTTTTGCCGGCACCGGTAGGCAGCACCACCAGCGGTGCATCATGGCCTGCGGCAAACCAGTCAAAGATGCTGGCGATTGCTTCAGATTGATAGGGGCGTGCTTTCATTTCCAGTCCGTTGTCTGGGTGTTTTGCAGCTCGCGTGCTGCAGTCATCTTGGCCTTGATGCTGGCCGGGATCTTGGGTTTTGGGCACCAGCCCAGGCAGTCATCGGTCCAGTTGCCCACGATCAGCACGCCGCCGGGATTTAACAGCAGCAGGCTGGCTGCGCGTGGTGGTGGCTCCATTGCCGGGTCACGAAACCAGAGCTCGTCGGTGGTAACAGGGCGGTCAGTCATGATTCTTGGCCTTCATTCTGTAGACCGGCTCCCACAACGGATCAGGATGCGGCATCTGGCTAAACATCATGCGGCCTTCGTCATCCTCGTATATCCAGCCCACCGGCTCCGGTTGGCGCTGTGGTGGGGAAACGCATCCCATGTCGCACTTACCAAAAGCATTTGCTCTGCATCCATATTTATGAGGCCATGCCGCTTCCTGTGGTGAGCAAGTATGTATATCAGCAGGGTTGACTTTGCCGCATCGGTCGCATTGTTTGTCAGGCTTCTGGTATTGGTTGTGATCTCCGCTCATCCTTGCCTCCTTGCGCGGATAGCATCTGCACAGTCCAAACCATCAGGGCGCGTGTACTCGCTGTTATCTTCAGACTTTTTCCAGTTATTCATAACATCTAAACACACCTTCGCGCACGCCTCGCGCTCCTCGGCCCGCGCCTCTTCAATCGCTTCCATGCTCGCCTCAATAATCGCAGCGTCATGCTTGTGCAAAATCAACGACACCATCTTGATGACGTTCGCGCCCAATACCTTCGCCGCCTTGTCTAAGTTTTTGTCGTAGTCGCTCATAGCTTATGCCCCCTGATCATGCGGCATTGCTTGCGCTCCTCCGGTGTTACATCTGGGCTGATCTCGGCGATCGAGCAGGGCACCTTGCGCGGCGCGGGGTCCATCGATAGCACCACGACGAATGCGGTAATCGAGCACACGGCGACGATGGAGTAAAAAACCAACACAAGTTTTTCTGCGGATGTCATGCGCTCTCCAATTTCTCGCCACCCACCATGCGCGCGCCAAAAGTTTCTCGGATCTCTAAAGTAAATTTGTCCGACAGTTGTGAGCGCGGCACGTGCTGCAGCTCGGCGCTGTCAAAGCAAGCCACAATGTCGGTGCCCATGTTTTCTTCGCTCTTGTCTGCGTCCTCGGTGCAGTTGGCAAAGATGGTCCCGTCGTCTTTGTGCTGGTACTTGATGAAGTCAGGGCCCGCGTCGATCGCCTCGGCATAAGCCACCAGCGGTGGCAGCACCAAGTGGGACCGGCAGCCGATACGCTGCTCGGCCACGGACAGGTTGCGCTTGTGTGCTGCGCAATGCCACAGTGCGTCGTGTGCTGGGCTTGCATGCACGCAGGTGCGGCAGTTTTTTATCGCAGCAAACTCGCCGTGGCATACATTCTGGTGGTCGCACATCTTGCACTGCCACCAAGCCGGGTCGGTGCTGATGCCTGGCGGCGGCTCGTCGGCGCGGATGATCTTCTCGGCACGCTCAAGCAGCGCTGCGAATGCAGCCTTGTCGAAGTGGATCCATTCACTGTGCAGCTCGTCGGTGTCTTTGTTCACCGCCAGGTACAAAGCGCGCTCGAGCTCAGCTAATCCCATGTAGACCTGCATCTGTGCGTAGTGCTCGGGCTTGGATTCTTCAACGCCCTTGGCCACCAGGTCGGTGAATGACTTGTTGCCGTGGGTTTTGAATTCCACAATGCACCAGCTCTTAGGCGCCTCGGGCAGGTTGCGTGCGACGCCGTCACAGCTGCCGCCGAAGTGGCCATCGATCGCCTCAAAGCGGTGCTGCAAGCCGGTCACCGGGTCGCGGTCATAAACCTCGGCACCGATCCCCTTGAGCTCGCGCATGAAGACTTCTTCTTCACGGTTGCCGCGATCGAACAGGCGCTTGATGCGGCCTGGGAATTTCTTCTTCGTGGCCCAGCGGAAGCTGTACCAGATAGCGCGGTCGCACGGCCGGCCAATCTCACTTGCGCCCAAGTGTGGGCGCGGCTCGTCAGGTTGCTTGTCCCACCACTGCACGATTGCGTCTGCCGTAGTGTGGGTGTGAACAGGTTCAGGTAGTCTCATGTTCAGCTCTCAGTTGAAGGTGGGGTACTCGCTGCACCTTGGCCCCGGACGGTTGCCCTCCGGTCATTACCTACATGCGCCATCAGCATCCGCTTTCCCCCGTGATTGACTAGGCCGCGGCCTTTCTGGTTTTCCACACGGGCGGCGCCGATGCAGCGGGTGCTGCCTGCGGGGTTGGGGCCGGTGCCGACTGGCGCAGGGCAGGGCTACTTGGTACCGGCGCGCTGTTGCTGCTAGGGCTGTAACCCTTGACGCGGTTTTGCGGGCCGTAGCCTTCGCGCTGCTCGATGTCGATGTCAAGCACCACCGGCAGGTTGTGCAGCTGGTTGCTGTCTTGCAGGTTCAGCACGCCGACTGCGCGGCACAGAGCAGACAGCTGGCGCTGGCTGATCTCTTCTGCCTTCTTGTTGGCATTGCGAATGTTCAAGCGCTCCCAGATCTTGCGACTCTTGCCCTGGCCATCGAGCACCTCGAAGGTAATCTCCAGGTACTCGCCCGTGCCGTTCTTGGTGGGCTTGATTTCAGAGGCGACAGCCATGCAGAGATACTTGCCCTTGGGCAGAACATCAAAGGTGTCTGCGGGCTCGACGTTGTTTGCATCGAAGTTCAGTTGTGCCATGGTTCAATTTCCTTTCAGTTGGCGATGGATGTTGCAAAGCTCTCCCAAGACAGCGGGAGGGAATCGGGCAGGCCGTAGCGGTTCTTGGCCAGGTAGGCGGGTTTCTCGGTCGTGTACATCAGGCGCTCGCCGGTGGTCACACCGCGGCGCACTTCCTTGTTGAAGCCGACCTCAGTTTCTTTGGTGATGACGCGGTAGTTGCAAAAGAGCACGGCGTCGCACC